CTTTTTTTAATAAAGCCTTTACTTCTTCATCTCCACTAATGTTATATTCAATTAATGCCCCGCCATTAGTCATTATTTAAATCCTCTAATTTATTAGGATCGGTTTCCCAGCAAGTTTCATCCCTTTCATCAAAGGTCCGTTTATAATCTTTAGTAGTAGATTGAATGGCCCCCACATCTACGGTAATACCTTCAATCTGTTTTCTACCCTCGGCAATATCTTTAAGGGTCTCTCTTGCCTCTTTATATTTATCGCTCCACGTATTTATGCTCGGTGATTTACCTGAATATAGCCCTCTCATTACAAAATAAGAGGCAATATCCTCGGATAAAGATTTTATGATAGCCGGGATAGTCTCCAAAGCGTCAAGGGCAGCCAATAGATCAGATGAAAAAGCTGCTCTTATTTCTGCGTCAGCTTTAATAATAGCTTTAGCCAATAATGCTTCAGGAACATCAATCGCTTTCATATTCAAATTAGTTAAAACGTCAGTATCTTCACAAAAAGCCATTTGAATCTCCCTTTTTCTTAGAGGGAGAGAATATAATCCTCCCCCCCTAATCTTATTTATTAGGTTATTGCTGGGGATATCCTATATCCACAAGCAACACAAACCATTTTTTCAGTTTCTATGTCACCCACTTCAAACCAATCACTATGTTTTAATTCTATCCTTGCTCTTCTGGTTTGGAGTTTTTGAGATTGGAAGGTATAACCTAAAGAGAATTTCTTTATTCCGGGCGTGGGTTCTACATAGGCTAATATGGCATTCTTCCCCCAGAGATAAGATAAAGATTCAGGTTTCCCTTCTTTGGCTGTATTATAACCAGCTTTACCGACCATCACCTTTTCTACCTCAAATATACTGGCCATAAGTTCAGCGGTGACTACGCCTTTTTGAACGTATTTAATCCGCTCCAAAATCTTAGGATGATGTTTCAGCTTATCGTAAACCGCCTTTCCTAATAGCAATACATTCGGCTCTTTAAAGATTACTGCATGTATGGCATCCTTTCCGGTTTCAATATCTCCTATAGGATCAGAGTCTAAATCAGGGGTTTCTTGATTATAAACATCCCATTTAATATCTGGAGCATTGGCCGATAAACTTGCTTCCAACATATCTTTAATCCTCATCTCCAAACTTAATTGAAGGATATCAGTTATAAATTCTACGGTATCTACTTCAAGATTTAGAGGTTTATCAGCGTTATCTCTCTCTATATCATCAATTAAATCATTTAAGGCATACTCATCACAGACATAGCCATCAGTGGTTACTTTCCAATCCACAGTTCTTGATTCGGTTCTGGGAGCCCTCAAAGTTTTAGGAATCCTAAACCGATCAGCTTTAGAATCATAGATATAATATATATCCGATTTCTTTTTAACCGGTACAATCGGCATTAATTCTGTTCCAACATAGGCCGCATTGCGGTACATTATGGAAATATTAGTTAATATTTGATCTTTATGAACATTTTCCGGTTCTGGCATTTATTTTCACCTCGATTCTTTTATAAATTATTAAGCAACTTTAAGATGCAGTTTAGTAATTAAGACTTCTATTATTTCATCTGCACCCCCGGAGGTTTCCAGAGCTATTGCTCCGACATAATCTTTATCTACACTTGCTAAGACTCCATGTCCATTAACATCAGTAGCTAAGAGTGCATTTTCGTTGCATGCTCCGCCCATCACTAATTTACTCGTACCCAATAATCTTACATTGGCAGCTTTAGTATTAGCGGGAGCATTCTGTAAAATTCCAGTAGAAAGCTCTTTGGCAACACCACAAGCGACAACACCACTAGCCCCATCACATTTTACAAAGTGATATTGATAATTAGTTAGGGCTGCACCAGCTTTAAAAGTTAAATCTAAAACACCGGCAGCTTGAGACATTATTTAACACCTCTCTTCTTTAATTAATTTTATTAAATTATTTTTTCTTCTTTTCTTCGGTAGCATCCAGGACAGCTAAAACAGCGTCTCGATAACTTACGCCCTTATTTTCAGCCATGTATTTCTGGACCTTCTTTTCTTCCGGAGTTAATTTATCTTTACCTTCTTCCTTTTCCTCTTCGCCCTTGCTTAATTCAGCAAAAATGGAGTCAGAGAAATTAGGTTGAAGTCCGATAAATTTCTCCAATAGTTCCCGCTGTGAAAGTTCGGTCTCTTTGTTATCTACCGTAAACTTAATCTTCTTTTCGTCAGAAGTGGACTCTACAAGAGCCATTAAAACTTCTTTCTGCTTAGGTAGAAAACGCATGTCTTTTTCGGAGCAGTGATTATCAACAAAGGTTTTAATTTCAGCTTCTCTTTTTTCCTTAGAGATTTTGTTTAGTTTTTCTTCCGATTCCTTAGACTTTTTCTCTTCGGCTTCAAATTTTTCTTTGAATTCCTTGGCTGTTTCCTTCTCTTTATCTGCTGCTTCTTTTTCCTTTTCTAATTTCTCAAAATCTTCCACCGCGACATATTTTTTATTTTCGATTTCTGTTATTGTTACTTTACCTGGCATAATATACACCTCCTTTTTTATTTTATTTACTTTATCAATTTGTTTATTCTCGACCCTCTCGTATATAATTAGATTAGCATCCTCATCAGCATCATACAGGGCAGCAATATCCTTTAAATTGGTTACTGCCGGTAGATCAGCACCCAAAAAGGCTATGGCTGAGAGGACCTTTTTATATATTTTCTTAGTGCTGGGCTCATTATAATTGTCTAAAATCTCACTGGATATCCTCTTATACGCCCCATTTTTGATTAATTGATATAAGACCTTAGGCACTTCCTTTATGTCCACTAAAATTTTATCCCCTGCCCTCTTTAATTTGGTGATCCAGCCACCAGCGGGATATCCTGTCCTTTGTAATAGCGCCTGTTTATCATCATGGCCTAATTTTACTTTGGGCTTTAACTTATCGATTATTTCATTGGTGCCACTTACAATATCATCAAGATCCTCACCGGTTATTTTATTACCTTTCCATACTCCAATACCAAATACCTCGATATCTTTTAACTCATAAGTCTGGGAATAATTTTCCAATATTGCCAATTCCATGGTGCTTAAATTCCCCTGCTCTTCGGTTTTAATCCAGTTACCCTCTTTATCCTTTTTCCAACCTGCTTTTTTAAGACCAGCCCAGGCAGTAGCGTTGGCCAAACCTTCTCTATCAGCCCTATCTTTGTACTGTTCATAGGCATTATTGTAAATATCAATCCAAGTTTTTTGAGCTTCAGCCGGTAAACCTTTTATCCCTTCTGGGATATTATCCGGATATTTGTAAGGCATTTATAGCTCATCTCCTTTCATCTTTATTTGATTTTCAAGACATCGCAAAATCCATATTTCCGTCTGGTTATAATCTCATTAGGAATTTTGGTTTTAGCTATTTCAACCATCAGCTTTTTTCTACATTCCTTATCAACTTTTTCACTAATTGGAATCTGCGATAATAACAGAATTAACCTATCATCAAGATAGGGAAGATATACTTTTACCCGTTCAGAATTTTTATCCAATGGTATTAGTTGCTCCTTTTGTAATCGTTTCATATAGTTATAATAAGTTTCCTCATTAGGATTTGTCTGATGAACATAATAACCACACATAAATTCATCTATCCCATCACAAGCTATTATTTTGTCCGTATATCTTCTCAAAAATTTATAGAATAATCTAACTGCATTATCTCCTTCAAATTCTTTAAAAGATTCTTTAGTATTTTTTATCTCTTCCCAAGAAGGAATATAAAACCTAGGGATAATAGAGGGAATATAAAGATCAGGAATAATATTATCAAACTTATCTATGACTAATCTTGAATATCTAACATCAGGATGGGATTTTGAAATCCCTATTGTAAAAGTCTGAACTTGTTTATGTACCTTAAGCATAAAATAAAGCATCAGACTTGAATCTAACCCTCCCGAAAAAGATAGACAATTACAATCAATTTCAGATAATATTTGCAGAATTGTATCCTCTATTTCTTTAAGTTTTGTCGGTTGTCCTATTTCTTTCCAATTTTTAGGATATATAATCATAATTACCACTCTTTAGACTTTTCTTTAAGGGTCATTCCTGACTTCATTTTTTTAGGTTTTATTTTATTCTCTTCAGCTTCCTCATCCGACCAAACCACTTCTTGAGTGCTTTCTAATCCTTTTATCACGTGGAATAATCCCTCTTTAATCTCTTTGTTACCTAAAAAAACCTTCCCATCTTTAGTTAATAGGTGATCCTGCTCGAACATGTTAGCAACATGGTCATAAATTAAGCAATGGTGAATTTCCTCTTTTCCTTCATCGTCAATTTCTATGTGGTGAAGAAGGTACTCATAATCTTCTAATCCTTCAAAGCATTCTACGTTTATAAAATCCTTACCCTTCATCGGCAAGACCCTAGCTTTCAATTCCGGTTTAATCGGCTCAAATTTTTCATATATAGTTACTGGGATAAATTGTGATCGGCATTCATAATGTAATGGTGGAGTATATCTGGCTATATCAGGATCACCATATTCAAATATTTGACCGTCTAAAGCCAAACAAATTTCAGTAGTCCGATCATCAATTATGGCTGAAAACATTTCCCCGGCCATGATATCTTTTACGTCAGGATCTTCCATCATGTCTTGCCTACCCTGGTTATAGGCATCTGAAAAATTAGTCCTGACTATATTTTCTAAATGGTGAGGGGTCAATAATTTCCCTTCTCTGGTTTCTACTCCCGGAGTTCCTATAAATTTCTTGAAAAACTGATCCAGTAAAAACATAATTTCCGGGGTAGTCGAACCGTTCTTCATTCCGGTATATAATATTCCTTTGGCATCCTTTAAAACGGTATCTCTCGTTACCCCAGCAATCCAAAAAGCCTTGTTTTTTAAATATTGCATTGCCTTTTCAGCAGGCAACCCCACAAATTTATTAATTTTTAATTCACTTTCTACTTCACTCATTCCATATTTAAATAATTTCTGTAGCCATTCTCCAATACAATCCCTAAATTCACCGACATAATGTAATTGAATTTTCTCCACTTCCCGGGCATTCTGGGATTCCATAATCTTGGCTTTAATTATTGATTTTTTAAGGGCTTCCTTTTGCCAGGTTAAAATCTCTCTAAGATCTTCTTTAGCTTCTACTTCAAAGTTATCTAAAGACTTGATTATCCTGGTAAAATTACATTTTTTTTCGTACTGATTGGGCTGCCTTAATAATCTGGCTTGATAATTTTCCGTAAACCCCACGCCTTTGGGTTTGGGTTCTGGTAAAACTATCCCTTCTTTTTTGGCCGGGATCTTCAAGAATTCCCGGACCCACTCTTCCTCCGGATTAATCAGCCCTGCATCAACTAACATCTTGGCAATTTCAGCTTTGGCCTTCTGATCATCTTTAATCAGGGATTCAAATTTAAAATAAGGATATTTGGGTTGAGGAAAGTTAAAATCTATCAACCGCTTGATAATCTGTTCCCGGATTATGGTATCTTCGGTTTCTGTACCTAAATAATCAAGAATATAAATAAAGATATCAAAATGAGTTTTAGATAAAGCCCAGGAGCCCTTTTCCCCGGTG